CTTCTACAAAATTATACAGAGATGGAACTTTAGATGCATCAGGAACTTATAGCCCACCAGTAGCTAACACATCTCCGCTGACGATAGGAGATAGAACAGGTGGAATTGGAATAACTGGTAGAATATCTGAAATGAGAATCTCTAATAATGCAAGGACTGATAGTTGGATAAAAGCAGAATCATTAGCATTAAAGGGTAGCTTACTTACTTTTTTAAGTGCTAACGTAAAAGTTTTTACAAATAACATGCTAAGCACAGCTAAATCAAGCAAGGCGACTGTAAAAGTTTTTAACTTAATGCTAGACGTCGCAACAAAATTCAGCTATTATATCCAAACGCTAATTACAACCTGGTTTGGATATGATGATGTAGTGTATGACAGCAATCTTGTTAAAGGATATGATACTAATTTTAGCCAGTGGAGGCTAGATAATGCACCATTGCTTAAGAAGCTTACAACAGCAATAAAGCTTACAATGCAAGAATCAAGAATAATATTAAGCTGCAAAGTAGCGCTAACTAAAGTGATGCCCATAAATACAAGAACAATTGCTATTGTGAAAAGTATTGTGGCGCTAACAAAACAAACTGTAACAAATGTAAAAAAGGCAGTAAACAAAAATACGACGAAGGCAAGTATGCTTAATGTATCATCATTTGCAAAAATTTCACGCTTTTTTAAGCAAGTAATGTCACAAAGCAAATACATCGCATCAAATACTAGAGCAATATTCCGCACATACTTTGAAGAACTAGTATCTAGTATAAAATATAAAACAAAGCAAGTACAGTTTACAAAAAAGAGTAATGTGCAAATATATAAAGCTACATCAAGTCAGAAGAAATCAGTGATGCTTATAAAACTAGCAAGTATGCAAAATAACACGTTGGGCAACAAGAAAACGTTAAAAGTAATGCTACTTGTTGTAAGACATATGCCTATTTTTGCTAAATCGCTCATTATCGAGATGATTGTAGGCATTAAGTTTAGCGCAACAGCAGTAAAGAAAACATCAAAAGAATCAGTGCTCAACATCAAGTTAGTGAATGTGACTGTTAAGGATGTAGTAAAAAGTTTCATTTTAAGCATACGTGAGGCTATAACTACAAATAAGCAGGTCAAAAAGTTAAAACTATTTGATAGCATTGATATTTCAAGTAATACCGTTAAGCAAATAAACAAATCTAAGGTATCGACAGTAAAATCAACGATGGATTATACAAAAGATATTAAAAAATCGTTGCATACGTATGAAAACGCCATCGCTGAAACGTCAAAAGCAACAACTCTTGATAGGCTGATAAGAACACACGCATTTGTAAGCTTTTCAAAGCAAGCAAACAAGATTGTGGCACAAGTTACAGTTATTGAAGTAAAGATCAATAGATTCATGAAAAAGCAAAACGTAATTGCTACAAAAGTAAATAGCAATGCAACAAAATTGATACAGAAATCATTCTCAATGGTGCTAGAATATACATCGCTTGCTACATCAAGAATATTCCATCAAGTACAAGAGTTTTGGGTAAAAGCAAATGGATTGTGGCATAAACTTGAATCATTGATGATCAAAGACAGTAAAGGTGACTACCAGCACATATATGAATTAAAGCAGAAAGAAAAAAATCAATGGAAACATTAAGAAAACGATGTACATCTCACAGCAAAGGTATAGAATGCATATATAAGGTTAGCAAAGGAGATAAGCATGATCAGCGATAAAGAAAAACTACAACAGATAGCAGACGCATTGTACAAAATCAGATCAATGCTATCATCTAAAGCTAATGTAACAGAGGATGCAACGTTTAGTTTTGACAATGCAGAAATACATTACAAGAAGCATATGGCGCTAGGCGAGCTACCAAAAAGTATGACAGTAAGAGAATATATGAATAAAGCAAGGGACGTAAGCTTAAAGAATATTGATGGCAACAATGTTAGGGCTTATAAAGCTGATGGCAGGATAAAGAAGTTTGATGGTAGTTGGTTTGTTGTCTATAATGGAAATGCAATAGCAACAGCTTATCCGCTAAGAGGTGGAACAAGGCGTTTTGAGGAACTAATGAGAAAAGAGTCAGGAAAAGAAATATAGGAAAGAGGAAAATAAAATGATAAAAACTAAAAAAATGATTGCAAATTACAAGCTATATCGCCATTATCGTAAAGAAGGGTTAGTTTCAAGTATTTTTAGTCTCAGTCAGCTTAGGTATCGCCTGTTTACTTCAAAAAAACAGAAGATGTACGATATGGAAGCATGTCCTGTATTCAGCGGATATGAGGAAGACGATGAATGGTGCAATGATTGTGCAGTATATAGTACTGATAGATTTACACGATGCAAAGAAGAGTTTTATAAAAACAACAGAAAATAGGAGGCATAAGCATGATTAAGATTGATCCAGTAGGTATGTTTGTCTATAAGATGAACGCAGACCAAGGAATAAACAGAAAGTACTTGTTTGGCAGACGAGGTGATGGTAAAGGTTGGTGTTGCCCTGGTGGCAAAACAGATCCTGGTGAGTCAGCCCTTGAAGCTGTCTATAGAGAAATGATTGAAGAAACAAATGTTGAAATACCCATGCAGTTTATAAAGTATATTGGATCTGTTCAGACATTTGACAATTTCGAAGGTGTTAATACTCATATGATTAGCAGGATATATAAAGCTAACTTTGCAGAGGCATCAAATGGTCAGCATTTGCATACAACAGAGGAACTTGTTGAGCTTAAATGGTTGACAATTGATGAAGCAATGAAAGAAAGATTGTTTATGCCTACAAAGCAAGCAATACTCAAATTCAGATATATGTTATAGCTTTTATTGTGATCAAGGAGGTATGCAGTCATGAAAACCAGAGATAAGGCGTATGAAATCTATGCTACAAAAGAAAGTGGAAATAAACGGTCTTCAAAAACATTATTCGTTCCTGAGCAGAAGATCGATGAAGCTTTGTCAGGTCTTAGAGATCAAGGTTTCGACATCAAGACAAAGAAAACAATTGACAGAGCAATATATGACAAAAAGGTGAGAGATGCTAAGGCAGCAAAAAATGTTAAGGCAAAAGATAGGGACGTTAGAAGTGGTGAAGTAGCTTACAAATACAAAGATAAGTTTTATGTAGCAAAGCAAGGCACTTCACCGTTGAATGCTGATAATGGCACTGAAATCACAGAAAGAGAATACAACGACTACAAGAATGCAGTAAAGGGTGGGCAAAGAGCAAAAGATGCAAAAAAGTATTACGATCCAGAATATGATCGTGAAGTAAGTGAGGATGTTATAAAGAAGCAATATGAGGTGCTTAAAAAATATAACCCATCGATGCCTTATGAGCAATTTAGACGAGACAACTTTACAGAAATAAAGAAAGTCAAAGATGCAGCAGTAAGGGTTGGTCTTGGGAATAGATGTTTTCTTACAGGTGATACTGGTCATTTTCAGGTAGCTCAAATGCATCCTTATTCAGAGGCAGAATACAATTACGCACAGTCTTCTAATAAAAAGAATTGGACTGTCTACAATGCAGGTAAAGCAATTACAAAGCTGATTGGTTATACACCTGAAAAAGTAGCTAAAGAGATAGCAAAGCTTGATGATAAGGTTCGTCAAAATATTATGCATGATGCATATGCGCCAATCAAGGGCGGTGGCAAACTTGTTATTCCTGAAAGACCAAAAGCAAATGCATTCAAGGGCAGCTACAATAAAGTAGAGCTTGAGGCGCTTAAAGACTACTACGAAAAGCATGGTAAATCAAAAGCAAAAACATTTGAACAATTCATGCAGCAAATAGAAGCAAAAGGCGACGTCAATAGAATACTTGATCTTATGCTTTAAAGAAAGAGGGGTTAGCAATGAACTCAGATCATGACAAATATGAAAAGCATGTTGAAGAGCTTGCAAAAGGACTCTTTAAAAACAACAGGCATAAATCAAAAGTAATGGGCTACAATATCAAGAAGTTGACTGAAATAATCAAAAAAGAGATAACATACAGTGACTTTGTACTAGGGAGGAGAGTGAAGAAGATCAATGTGAATGGGATGGAGTTCAATCGCAAGACAAGCTTTGCGAGCCCGATGAACTTTCAAGATCCATTAGAGATCAAAACTCTTCACTAAGCTACAATGAAGCAACAAAAATGGAAGAAGCCAAACAGAATTGAGGTTGAATATGAAGGTCAGATCAAAAAGTTATTTAAGCCACTATTTGACCTCGCAAAAACATTCAAGAGTCATGATGATATAGTTAAGGCGTTAAACAGCATGATGCAAAGTCCTACGTTCAAAAGAAAAGCTGATGAGATAGCTAAAACTATGGCTACGATGGTTTACAAAGATGGGGCTAAAGACTGGAGAGATGCAGCAAGGAAGTCATCAAAATCAAAATTGATTTATGAAGAGGTTAAAAAAGAAATGCAAGGCCCGATAAAGCAAACTCTTCAAGATTTGATTGACAGGAATGCTATGATAATCAGGACGCTACCTCAAGACATCTCACAAAAAGTAGTTGAGCATATACAAAGTAAGTCAACTCAAGGCATGAGGCCAGAAGATATAGCAAAACAGATCAAGAAGTTCTTTCCTCAAACTACAAGGGCAAATGCAAAGTTGATTGCAAGGACAGAGACAAGCAAAGCAAGCACAGCCCTGACACAAGCAAGGTCTGAGAATATAGGTATTCACTGGTATGTCTGGATGACATCAAAAGATTCAAGGGTAAGAAATGCACATGCTCATATGAATGATGTCATTTGTAATTATCAAGATCCACCGCAACCAGAAGTACTTGATAACCTACCAAGTGAAGGAGCTTACAACGCTGGTGAGATTTACAACTGTAGATGCTACGCAGCTCCATTAGTTGACATTGATGATGTCAAGTGGCCTCATAAAGTGCATCATGCAGGAAAAATACAATCGATGACTGAAAGCCAATTTAGAAAAATAGCAGGTTGAGAAGGAGAACAAAATGGGAAAGCGAATAAGGATGTCAGACAGTAAAAGAAAAGCTTTGATAGCTATTGCTGATGAGCTCAAGAAAACAAGAGATTCACTTGGCAAAGCAAAAGATGAGCTGCCAAAAGGGCCGGATACAGGTGGGCTACCAAGTGAAGTAAAAGGCTATGAGGGGCTTACATACAGGCAAGTCATCGAGAAAGCTTTAGCTGGTGAGAAAGAGGCAATCTTCTTAGGTTTGTATGCTATTGAGTTAGCAACAAGCAAAGCTGATATAAAGAATCTCATTGACATAACGAATGACGAGAATGACCACTCAGTAAAGTACCAAGCTATGCTTGATGGGTTAGACGCACAAAAGTAAACGACCAAACATGACATCTGGACGATGTAATTAAAGCCTTAATATTTATATACGTGGAGGAAAAGTATATGCATGCATACGACGGATGTAAGAATGCAGTCAAGGGTAGCTTCAAACCAGAAGAGATCAAATTCACTTACTATGATCAAAAGCATAAGTCTGGGATCACAGTGAATGACAATGAACACCTCGATATAGTAATGAGTCTCAACTTTGACTATGACCCAGCAACCGAAGAAGAGTTCAAAAACTTTATTAAAAAAATATAATAAATATTCAAATAAAGGTGTACAAACCTTTCTCAAAGTTATATAATAAACTAATAGATCAAATTATGAAATCAATCAAATCAAAGTAATGCATTTTCTTTGTGTCGCTTTGATTTTTTGTTTGCTACACTAAACTGAAGTGAAAGGATAATGATATGGACACAAGGGAGCTTAACAAGCAGAGAGTAGATGCACAGAACAAAGCATACAACCCAACTTTTGCTAAGGATAGCAAGGCAAAAGATTCTGATTCTGATGCATACACAGTTACAAAAAATGGAAAGTTGATCTTAGGAATTGGTAGGCCCTATACACCTGAAGAAAAGAAAGCAATTCTTAAGTTTGCAAAAGAGAATGGCTACACAATTCCTGCTAACTTCAAGGCAGGCATTTACACAAAAGACAGCAAGGCTAAAGATGCTATGCATCCTATTGATGCTGTAAAGCAGTTAAGTAGCAACAAGTATGCAAACATTGATGAGCTTTATGAAGCTGTAAAGAAGATTTATCCTCAAGCAATGAAGAAAGCTAATGGAGAGATCACAGTATATGGCGGCGTAAATAGTTCACAAGGCGACATCTTCCTTGATGCCAGTGGCAAGCCCAAAGTCTACATGATGGATGGCAAGGCAAAAGATAAGGGTAAGACGTATAACGTGACAGTTGATGGTGAAAAGTATGAAGCTATTTTTTCAAAAGGTATCAAAAAGGAAGATGACACGATGTATGGCGTACGCATCGCAGGCAATAAAGTAAAAGTAATTGCGAACAAAGAGCTTAAAGATATACCCACAATTGAGAAAGCAATCAGAAAAGCATTCTCACATGGAGGGTATGATAGCAAGCCAAAAGCAATCACTGCTGATGCTTTAATCAAAGCAATGAAGGCTTATACCAAAAATTAATTAACATCGTCCAGAGATCATTCTACAATCTCTGACGATATACTACAAAACTATAAAGGAGGTGGTTAGGCGTGGCAAAGGCATATTACGGTAGTCGGATAAGTAAGAACATGACACTCACACCCGAAGGCTTTCTTATTTGCCACAATGTACCGATTGCAAGGACAGGCACTCAACAGTATCTAGCAAGAGAGTTAGGCTTAGATAACAAATCAGATGGCTTAGTTACAGTATATCGTGATGAAGCAGATGTTTTTGATAAAAAGACTTTAGCAAGTTTTGAAGGTAAGATTTTTACTGATGAGCATCCCTCTGGATGGGTTACACCTGAAAATGCAAATGTGTATATAAAGGGTGTAATAGCAAACGTTAGAAGAGGCGAAGGCGGTGAAAGTGACCTATTGCTTGCTGATATAATTGTCCATAGTCGTGACACGATTGATGAAATACAAGGCAATACAACCAAGCAGAAAAGGGAAGTATCATGCGGGTATGAATGCAATTATGTACCGTTTAGGGAGGGTTATAAACAAAAGGATATTGTTGGAAATCATGTGTCTTTAGTTGATGCTGGAAGGGCCGGCGAAAGAGTTGCGATTAAGGACTCTGACAAACTATTAATTGAAAGGAGTAACACAAAAATGAGCGGACAGTATAAAATTCCTACAAAGAACAAGTCTTCAGTCAAAGACTTCTTGGTAGCAGTAGGCCTCAAGCATGTTGTGACTGATGCCGAACCGGAAGACATCCTCAACATGGTTGATGAGATGACCGAAGAGAAAATGGCTGAAAAAGCAAAAGAACAGGATGCAGATCCTATCGTCACTGAGACGGAATATGAGGATGAACCCACAACTGACGAAGGCGATGATCGCTACAATGAGTTAGCTGAAAAGGTTGATCATGCTCTTGATTTGATCAAGTCATTGATTGATGGCAGTGGTGAAGAAACAGAAGACGATGAGGAAGTTGATCCTGACATGCAGGCGCTTGATGATCTTGAAGAAGAGATTGCTGAAGGCGAAGGCGACCCCGCTGGCGACCAGATGGAAGAGGAAGAATCGGTAACGGTTGATCCTGAAGACATTAATGAGACAGAGGACGAGGATCCGATCTATAATGGTGAAGAGGCTGCGGCAAAGGCTACAGACAGTGCAAGAGCATTGATCAAACAGTTCAAGCCGATCATCGCTTCAATGCCTAAGGGCAAAGACAAGACCAAAGCAACTGATGCCCTGATCAAAGAGGTCAGAAAGCTTAACAGAGTAGCAAAAGATTCCAAGCAGAATCCGTATGCAGCTTTGAACAACAGACCAGCTCAGGCCAAAGATAAAGCAGCCGATGGACAGAAAGATACTTCCGAATATGGAAAAGATATCGCTGCCAAGTGGAATCCGCATTACAAAAAGAACTAAGGAGGTATTCATATGCCGGGTGCAGTAATGGGCAAGCACATGAGCATTGGATACGCAGGTAAGATCACACGTGATGCTGATGTAATTGCTGAAAACAGAGTTATAGATAGTGGATCGCCGGACATCTATTTTGGAGAACCGGTAGAGCTCCTTTCGACCAATAAGTACAAACGGTTTTCTGCTACAGGCACAGCTGCTACATTTGCAGGTGTTGCCGTTATGGCAGTTAAGCAGTCAATCAGTTATGTAGCCCCCAATACAGTTTCAAATATAGCAGGTGAAAAGCTTGATGTAATTGTTTCTGGAACAGTGGCTATTCATAACACGCTAGGAACTCCGGTAGCGGGTGGAGCTGTTTATGTAAGAATAGCAGTTGATACCCCTCATGCAGCTGGACTCATAGGAGACTTTACAGCACAAGAAGTGATTTGGGAAGATGGCGGCGGCGAAGGTGTTGACATCACATGTACAGTAAAGCTTGACAATGTTAAGTGGACAACTGGTTATGTAGATGCGAATGGTAACTCTGAAGCAACTATCACTTACCGAGTCAATCCTTAATAAGTAAAAGAAGGAGGATATAAACATGTCAGGAACAGCAATTGGAAAATCCTTAAACCTTGGTTATGCTGGTCGTATCTCCAGAGATGCGGACGTAATAACCGAAAATAGAACAGTTAAGTCTGACTCCGCCGACATTGCTTTCGGCAAAGCCGTTGTACTGAATACAGATAATACCTATACATTATTTGGGGCAGCTGGAACGGCAGCAACTTTCGGAGGAATCGCGGTGGCAGCTGTCAAACAGGCTACTACTTATCTCAGTAATACAGTCGTTTATGCGGCAGGCATGAGAGCTGATGTACTTGTAAGAGGAACGGCAACAATCCTTTGCTCATGAGGAACACCGACCGCAGGTGGCAAGGTTTACATCAGAACAGTATTAAATGGATCTTATCCGACCGCAGCAATTGGCGATTGGGAAGCAGCATCTGATACCACAAATTCGGTTGAGATCACAAATGCTAAATGGACCACGGGTTACATTGATGCAAACCTGATCGCAGAGGTTACTTTGCTCACAAGAGTTAACCCCTAATAACTAACCCACAAACCACTTATATTACTGAAAGGAGAACATAAATAATGAAGTACCATGGCAATAATTTGGAAGTTAGAATGATGGATGGCGCACCGACAATGAGAATGACTGACTCAGGAGTAGCTTCTGGTTTAGCATTCCTCACAGGAGAGCTTGAGAAGAGGGACCCTAAACTGCATGAACCTCTCACAGCTGTAACTTGGATGAGAGATATTGTGGCTGATACAGGCGGTGGATGGCTCGAGTATACATCTAACTTCTTCGTAGACTATGCAACATCAGGATCCAAAACATCGGGCCTCATCGGCGGAGAAACAAATGACATTCCTGTTATGCAGGCAAATGTAACCAAAGATAACTTCAAGGTTTTCAGCTGGGCAAACATCCTGAGAGTACCTTTTGTTGGGCAGCAGTTCATGAATCAGGTCGGACGTAGCCTTGATGACATGCTCGACAAGGGAATCAAACTCAACTGGAACAAAGATATTGATCAGATTGTCTATGAAGGCTACCCGGAATTGGGAGTATATGGCCTTATAAACAACACTGCAATCTTTGCTGAATATGCACCGTACAAATCCGGTGGATCCGCAGCTGCAGACAGACTTTGGAAGAACAAATCTGCTGATGAGATCCTCAACGATGTCAATGCTTTGATCAATGAGACTTGGATCGCATCCGAGTTTGACCTCAGTGGTATGGCAAACCATATCCTGATTGACCCGGTCAACTATGCATACATCACTACGGCTAAGGTTTCTACGGCCGGCAACGTTTCTATCCTGAACTACTTGCTTGACAACAACATCGCAAAGAACCAGGGTAGAGACATCTTCATTGCTCCGTCCAGATGGTGCACTGGTGCTGGTGTTGGCACAACCCAGAGAATGATGGCTTATGTCAATGATGTTGACAGAGTCAGAATTGACCTCCCCGTAACTCTCAACAGAGTTATGACCCAGCCTGTTGTACAGCAGCTTGCATACCTTACGGCATATGCTGGCCAGATCGGACAGGTTAAGTTCTTGTACACCCAGTGTGCAAGATATATGGACGGAATCTAAACAAAAGATAGCTGGGGTGCTTCGGTGCTCCAGCTATTTTAACAAACTTGTAAATAACGAAAGGAAGTAAAGAGAGATGAGTAAGACAGAGACAATTCAGGTATTTTGTAACAAGTCAATCAAGTTCAAGCACCCGAAAGATGAAGATGTTGTTGCTTTTGTAAGAGACCATGAGTTTGCACCGGCACCATCTTGGATTGCTGATACAGATATGTTTGCAGCCCTTGTAAAGGACGGCGACATGCGGATCATATCTTCAGCTGCTGATCTTGCAGGTGTTGAACAAAAAGGCAAAGTAATTGCAAAGGTAGATGAGATTGAGGCTGCAAAGGTTGCAGCTAACGTTGAGGACGATGAAGATAATGACAACGATGGTAATGGTGATGGCGTCATTGCTTTAACTGAGATGTCATGCAAGAATCTTTATGCCCTTTGCACAGAAAAAGGAATTGAAGCTGAACAAAAACAGCCAAAACAGTATTACGTTGACAAGCTCAATGCAATCGCTACACCGGTAGCAGAATAATTTTATCTAAAATGAGTTAATAAGGAGGATCCCACAATGGCCGATGTATTTTACAGTGATGAGGTACTTTTAAAGGCCTCAAACTTACAACACGGAGAGAATCCTCCTTATCTACTTTCTGATTTTTACAAGATGTATCCTCAGTTTGAGAATAAAGTGGATGATGATATTATCCAGTTATACATAGATTTTGGGACTTCATGCATAAGCCAGCTTAAATGGAGGTCGGCGTGGAAATTAGGCATGAGCTATTTTGTGGCTCATTTTTGCATTATAACAATGCAAGGAAGGATGACACCAGAAAGTACAGAGGCACAGGTGCTATCAGCCGCACAAGCAAAAGGCTTAGTAAGTTCAAAAAGTGCTGGCGATGTTTCATTAAGCTATGACTTTAGTGCAATGATGGATGATCTTCAAGGTTGGGCACAATTCAAGCTTACAACATATGGCATACAGTATGCAAGCCTCGCTAAAATATACGGCAGGGGAGCTATTTATGTCTATTAGGCAGGTGATATAGATGTCAAATACAAACAAGATTAACTTTGAAGGTGCAGCGAGGAACATAAAAGACACGTTTAAGGTTACAAATGCATCAACAGCAACAACGAATATTGACTTGGTTGAGCTCTTAAAAAGTATAAGTGATTATGAGGTTCTTGTAGGTATACCTGAAGATACATCGCAAAGAAAAGATGCAGGTCAGGGTATGACAAATGCTGAGTTAGCTTTTATTCACACAAATGGAGTTCGAACAAATTCAATGATCAAAGAGATGAAAACTGAACAAGAAAAGACAGGCAGTTATACAGCAGCTTACAAAATGTATTTACAAGCGCATGGGTCTCCAGCCTACAAAATACCACCCAGGCCCATTATCGAACCAGCAATTGAGGCAAATATTGATTCGCTAACAAACAAGCTTATGGAAGCAATGGTTTTCTTTCTTGATGGTGAGGAAGAAAAAGGACTTCAACAACTGGAAAAAGTAGGCATGACAGCCCAAAACTTTGTAAGAGCTTGGTTTACAGATCCAAGAAATGGTTGGGCGCCTAACTCACCAGCAACAATAAAGAGGAAAACAAAAGGTAAGGGTGGCGAAACAATGCCATTGATAGATACAGGTGCTTTAAGGAAAAGTATATCATATGTTGTAAGGGACTTGAATACTGCAAGCAACAAATCTTACAATATAAAAAAAGTCAAGAAACTACTCAAGTAAGGAGGTGATGTTGTGGCTTTATTAGACGTTTCAGATGTTTTACTTTCACCAGAGTTCATGCAACCAATTAAGGTTTACAGGAAATTTAATGGACGTTGGCTGCTAGGCAAATTCATTCAAGATGAATGTACGCTGATTTTAGACATGCTTGTTAGCCCAGTAAATGAACGAGAAATCAATATGATACCAGAAGGCGACAGCATCAAAGATGCAAAAACATTCCATTGCTTAAGTCAGCTTTTCTTAACTCAAGATGATACTGATAATAAAAAGACAGGCAATTCAGATGTACTAGAGTGGAAAGACAGTAAATACAAGCTTGTTTCGATGAGTGACTTTTCAGACTATGGTTATTACAAAGCATTTGGTGTGTTGATGAGAGGTTACTAAAGAATTGGGGGGGCTATTAAGTGGCAAATTTAACATATGAAGAGTTGAAAGCAATATTCGCACATGTTACTTTTCTTATTAAAGGTTTAGACCCTGCAAGTACTGATCCGGATGTACAAAAGCTTGTTAGGTTGGCATATGAGGAAGACTCACAACCTTTCAGTAGCATATCTGATGATACAACGTATATCTGGCTTTCATTTAAAGACGATCCTACGAATGAGTTATTTGATAAGACAAGTCAATTAGTTGCAACAACAGATGAACATGGCACAATAACATCGGAGGCAATTCATAGCACAAGAGCACAAAACATGCCGATGGATTTAGCTTTTACATTTTATGGCAATACGGCATTTGATAGTGCTCAAAAAGCTAGAGTAAAATTGATGAATCAAGAGGTTTTCACATATCTTAGGCAATACGATATCTATCTTGTCAAGCCTTTAGAAACAATCAAACCCAATTTTGAAAATATAGGTAATAGGTGGTGGAAAAGAGCTGACTTTACGGCATCATTCAATGTGCTCTTTGAGTCTACTGAAGTACTTGATATTATCACCTCGGTTCCTTTAGGAATCAACTCACTCGATGTAATATTAATAAAGGAGGACTAACACATGGGCACATTACCTTTAACTGGAATTGTAGATGTTTCTGTCAATGTTTCGGCAGTTGCTACAATAAGGGAAACATTTGATACAGCTTTGATCATAGGTGATAGCACTGTCATCTCAACGGCTGATAGAGTCAAAAAGTTCACAAGCTTAGCGGCAATTGCTGCAGGTGGGTTTGCTACGACAACGTCAGAGTATAAAGCAGCATCTCTTTATTTTGCACAGACGCCAACGCCACAAAGCGTATATATTGGCGTTAAGGGGTCGGCTGAATCTGTACTTGAGGCAGTAACTGCTTGTAGGGCGGTAAATTA